TCACAATACTATTTAATTGATTTGTGTTGATCGTTGCTTCAACGCTTTCATCATCCAATCCAGTACCAGGATCAAAGTTGAAATAATCAATTACACGGGATCCCCATATTGTATTGGGTCTGGATTTTGATCCACCAAAATATAAACGACCTTCATGGAAAGTTGCAGATCGAGGCCATCCTCTAGTGCTAGACCAAACATCTTCATAACCATGTTCACTTTCCCAATTACCAGCAACAACCGCGCTAGTATCAAAGAAAGGAACTTCCACATATGCTTTCATTTGTGTGGCGCTTACATATTCAACATATCGCGCCCGGCCAAATGTACTTGTAACCTGAAGATATTCACCAACGGCTGCGGGAGCATATGCTTCAACTTTATATCCAGTAGTGTTATTGGGCTGAGTATCCCATGCTGGATAAACTGTAAGAACCTTTGTAGATGCAACATAATCTTCAACGTGTCGAGTTTGGCCAGAGCCAGCGCCAGATGTTAAAGTAATGAACATTCCATTTGGATCATCATCAGATGTAAAGCTACTAGCCGCTTTTAAAGTAATTGTATCGCTGCCACCGGCTTGAGCCGTACCAGTATCAGTTGTTACACTAGATGCTGTAACAGTAATATTTCCAGATGTTGCGCTGGGCGTAATATCAAAATTAGGACTATGCGTATCAAAAGCATAGGCATACTTTGGAAGATTAGTGATGGGCAAATTCTCAAGTGTCCAAGACGTATCTGTATTTCTTACAAGTCTTTTAGTTTGCAAATCTTCATGGCAAAGAATTAAAGTATCTACCGCTTGAGTATATTGCAATTCGTCCAGCATAGCAGCCGTGATAGCCGATGCTGTAATATAATCATTACCGGAACCATTTATATTTGTTTGAAGCGTCCCATCTTTAAAAACATAAATACGTCCAGAAACAATTACCAATATATAACTATCATTCACACTGAACTCAAAAGGTATAAGTTTAAAGTCTGTGAATGAAGATCCAAAGTTATGGATAAACTTTAGTCCATCTCTGCGCTTAATTCCGCCTTGTGGTTGCACAAGTACATTTGTCGCTTCCTCAAGCGCGTTCTGATATTGCTGAAGATCTGTTCTAGCCCTGAGTAAAGGATCCAACTCTCCGACAGAAAAGTTAGTTTGGAACTGCGTAATTCTCATCAGTACCTCGCCTGTATAAGCGCGTAATCCTCTATTACCTGACTTGATTGGCCACGACCGTCAATATTCATTGCCTTGCGCATTTCACCACCTCGACCGTTTTCAGCCGGGGATCCAAATGCTAAAGCATGAAAAAAATCTGCCTTCGCCGCTTGGTCTGTAATAACTATTGCAAGCTCTGCCGCCAAAGCCAAACGAAGCAATCTCACAAAGTATGATGGCATTTTACTTTCAGAAACAGTTGCCTGATAATCAATGTATAATGTTTCAAGGTTGGTATATATTTGATCTCCATAAATCTCCCATCCATATCGCAATGGACGCTCTGTCGTACCACTTGTTTCAAAAACCGCTAAAACACCGGAAAGCATATCGCCGGGAAGTTGATACGCATATTTCCACTCATTTACAGGATTTGTTGATAACCTTGCCAACTGCAACTTTTTTAAAGTCCAGGACCATTGATAAGTGCTAAGAATTGTATCTCTGAGATCAGGATAAAGTCGATCACATGCTTGGGCGCTATCCGTTCCCTCTGTAAACGACGAAAGAGGCGCAGCCCCTAAGAGAATTAAAGCATCCGAACAAATAGATAGATCCGTATCTCCAGCAGCCATGATAATCCTCCAATGTGATTAAAGGGGCCAGTTACCCAGCCCCTCATTATTTTAGTCACCGTCCGTTGCGGCCAGTGTCGTACCGTCTGCAACGTCAACAACACCGCCAGTATTGGACAGAACTTGCGTAAGTGTGCTTACGCGAGTGCCGCCAGTAGATGACACAACATAAATCAAATCGCCAACCGCCAGAGTATCTGACAGATCATTGAAATAGCCCTCTGTATTTACAGTCGCTATCGTGTCAGCGGTTTGATATGTATAGATGCAAGGGGCATTACCTTTTTTAGATGGACCCCCGGTTCCAAAACCAGTGCTAGAAAAAGCCATGTATCAGTCTCCTTATTCAGTACAGCTGATTTTAACGATGCCCTCATCGTCAATTGCAACCGCACCCGCTGAGAACATAGAACTTACAAGGAACGATGTTTTCTCTGGGATGTAGTTTACTTCTGACTTCTGAGAGATGCTTTCGGCATAACCCATGCTATCTTGATGCCAAGCAAAGCATGTGCGGGTTGATGGCTTAGGAACACCGCCTTCATCACGATCACCCATTGTGATAATGTTGAAGCCCATGAATGATGTAACTTCTCCACGAACCAACGCTTTGACGGTAGCAAAATCACTTGATGTGATTTCAGTTTCACCTAGCATTGCGTCAAGTTGTGATGAGTGCATCAACAGGTGACGGCCTTCCGCTGGAACGTTGTTGTCGTTCAGTGCTTTTGCAGCTGCACGAAGTTTTTCAATGTTCATGTTTGAAGCCGCACCACCAACAGATGTTGCAACAGTTGATGGCGAAGATGCCGCATCAAGTGCATCGATGCAAAGCTGATCCATACGACGAGCAATCGCCTTTGAAACAACTTGTACCAATTCACGGCGCTCATCAAAGTTGACGTGTGATTGATGGAAAATATCTGAATATTCAGCTGCGATATAATCAGACATTGTGGCAGTAACCTGGCTATAGGTTACGTTCAATGGAGTTACGTCAGTTTGTGGAACACGAACTGTTGCAACACCTTTACCGATTTTTGGGAACTTTACTGTGTTACCCTGGACACCTGTGCGTGTCCGCATTGTGCCGCGAAGCAATGCTTCGCCTTGGTATGCCTGTTTAACTTCCTCATCGAAAAGCGTTACAAAGGCATTAGTAATACTCTGCGCCATAGCAGAAGCCTCCTATTAGGTTTCAACTCAAAACGCTTACTGTTAGCCGATGTAATTCGGGCAGTCGCTTGCGCGAAAATGGTCGCGCCATCCAGCGGTTTACCGCATCAAGGGGCCGCGCAACGGTTAGCCCTTAATCTGCCTATACACGCAAAATGTAGTGATTGCAACAAAATCTAGCTATTTGCTGCCGCCCATTGTTTTTCAATCTTTGTTCGCCAGACTGCGTCTGTTTGCCATCGAGGATCTGAAATTGCTTGAGCAAGATCTTCTCTGGTCATCTCCGGGCTATCCACAACCGGCGTTGTCGGTATGCCTTCATTCGTATAACCCTGAATAAACTTGGTCATTGCATTGATAGCGTCAGCATTATTAAGACTATATGCTAAAGCTTCACGCTCTGAATTAGTTAGTGCTGCTTTAGTTATGTGTCGCTCGAGATATGCAATTTTTTCTTGACCGCGCTCACCGAGCTTATCCATTTCTTGCTTACGATCATAGTCAGCAAATTCAGCCGCTTCCATTGATGCCCCAAGAATATCACCGGCCAACTCTTCAAAGGCTTGTTGCGATATACCGTATTTTTGCGCCCAATCATTATATACCTGGAAGGTCGGATCCTCCGGGTCGAGGCCATTATCCACCAGATTTTTAATTTCATAATCACCATCTGGCGCTTTGTGTTTGCCTTGCTTAAATGCCTTTTCAAGTTCAGCATAACTTTTTGCCAACTTTTCAACATCAGGTCCATCATCATCCCAAAACTTTTCTGGATAAAAATCAGGACGCTCGATAGGCTCATTGTCAATTTCAACTTCTTCATTTTCTTCTGGCCGTAATTGAAATGGCTGTTCTTGTTCTTGATGTTGTTCCTCTGGCTTTTGAAAATTAACCAGGGGCGCATCTTCAGATGTTTCGATTACTTCAGCTTGTTCAGACATTGTTACTCCTATCAACCCGCTTTTCAATCAGGCGTACCAATTCAGCCATACCGGTTCTAACAAAACCATGACTTGCATCTTCACCTGGATACCAAGAAGGTTGTTCAATAGTTATCTGTCGTAGGTGATGTAACACCTTTTGACCTTCCTCAGATTTAAAGACCCTTCCATAAAGAATATCAAGGTCGTCCGCTTTTGGCGGCTCAACAAACGCTTGGCTTATACCTTCCCAACCGTCTGGAGAACTCATTGCATTACCTCTGCTATTGTTTGGTCAGTTGGCATAGGTTGCTGTTCTTGCATCATAGCTTGTTGCATTTGTTGCATCATAGCCTGTTGTTCCTCTGGGGTATTTAGTACCCGTTGATCAATACCCATTTTCTCGGCAATAAATGATATACTTTCCTCGATGTTAAGGAAAGATTGACCCATTGGTCCCATTGCATTGGCGATCTGCATAAAGCTTAGAAGTTGATTAACTTCCTCCATCTTTGGCGCTTCCGCCAACGGCGATATCGGAGCAACTTTAACTTGGACGCCATTGACTTTCAATGGCATATCAATCAAGCCCTGGCGATCTAGGACAAACAAGATCCTGGAAACAAGTGGGTTCATAATTTCAGTCATCAAACGACCGAAAGCAGATCCAAGGTTTGTTGCCAGTTCACGTTGGCGTTGCGCTATTTCCGTTGCAGATCGAGCCGACATTGTGTCCGGCGGCAATGTATCATCCATTAGGATCTTTTTGATGTTTACTCTTAGATCCTGAATAATGATTTGACTTGTGTTAAAATCTCCGGCTTTGGGCAATGGGGCCAAAGATGCGCCTTGTGGCCCACCATTTCTTGCTACGGGGATGATTGATCCGGGCTGTATTTTAATGTTCTGTGGATTAAGAACACCATCATCTGCCGCAAGATATACGCCGGATATTGCAAGACTTGCATTCTTCAAAACAAGCTCGAGCGTTTTGTTAAGCGTTTTAATATCAGCGATCGCATCAACCAAAGGACCACGACCATAAATTTCACCAGCGGTTTTGCTGAACCGGGCAACAATAAATGGGCTGGATGGCATTTCACGATAAACAATTTCTTGTGACTTGGCTGGCCAAACAACGTGATAATGATACCGGCCAGTTTCCTGATCGAAGATAATTGCATCAAAGAGATCTAACTCTTCAGATCCGCGTCGATCAATTGCATCCTCTAACTCTGGCGTCAACTGAACGTCTGAAAACTCTCTGGTAATTGACTCTGCTTTGATGCGCAGCTTTCGATAAACATTATCGACAATGCCATATGCGCCCTCTTCAATGGCAACCAAATACTGAGGCACAGCCAAAAATCTAACAGGCGTAACTTCATCACCGGGCATTACCATCATTACAGCTGTGCCAACACAAAGATCTAAGAGAAACTCACCCATCGCTAGATCAAAGCTGGTCTGGCGCAATTGGTCAAACATTATATCAACATAAGCATCCAAGATCTGTTGCGCTCGTTCCCGATCCCGTGGAGGAACAGCAGAACCGGGTTCGAGACGACACCATTTGCGGTTGGGGGGGAACAACCCAGATTGCAAACGATTGGCAAATCTCTTAGTGGAAGCCATTGCAGTGCTATCAAAAACTCTTTGCATCTTCCCCTTGCCGGGAGTTTTGCCTTCATAATATCCATTGTAAAGATTGCGCTGGGGCAGGGCAAATTCATAACAATCTTCATAGATTGTGCGCCATTCATCCTTTCGAGCCTGTGCCTTAGCCTCTCGAGCCATGACTTCT